TGTCGCACTATCAATGAACGATTCGTTCACTGCCATGTTAGTGTTATAGGCAGTAACGTATGAATTATATGCTAACGTGTCGATTAGGATCGAAAAGTTCGATCCTTCAAAATCAAAGTCCGTAAAATTACTATTCGATCTCAGATAATCCTTTATCTGCTCTCGGATATCATTAAAATCGAGATTGGTAAATTGATTGAATGCCATTATACCCTAGTAGGTTGTAAAATAAACTCTATTGCTTGTGTAGGAAGTGGTAATCCAACAATGTCATACTCAATTTGAATCAATAATTCGTTAGTGTCGGATTGACCTTCAACAAAAACATTGGTCAGTTCGATTCTAGGTTCATAGTTCTTCAATAATATAATAATTTCTTCCCTTATACTATCATTATCAAATGAATTTAATTCAAAAAGTGCATCACCAACAGATGTTCCCAAGATATCATTAAAAAATCTCTCCCCAACACTGGTTCGGACAAGATTTATAACAGATTTTTTGATTGCATCCTCATTTTTAAGGATTGTTACATCGTTTGTAATGGGATGGCGTCTAAAAGATAAACTAATATCCCTAAAACTACGTGAACGCTTAGTTGGCATCTGTTCTGATACACTTCAACATACTATCTATAATGGTTAGTATCGATTTGGAATAGAATCATAAGATGATTCTTCCGAAAGTACCTGCTTTTTTGCACCATCAATAGGTTTTGCTTCATCATTTAACACTTCTTTCAACTCCACAGGAGTATCTTGAGGTGATTCACCAGGAAGTGACCAGTAATCTGTGATCAAACTTGTTGTTCCCCACACTTCTTGCATGTAATTTTTGTTTCTATCTACTGGTGAGTTACCCATTGTTCTCCTCTTTTTCGTTATTTATTTGTTCTTTAGCAGTTTTCCAGAAATATTCATCTTCACGACCCATTCCGAGTCGATCAAATCCATTTTCTACCTGGTAATACTGCGTTGATACCTTAAAGTCAGGCATCTTTGGTTCGACTGGTGTCAAACTATTATCATAAATGCGTAGTCTATTATTTGGATAGAGTGCATATTGACCATTCTCTAACTCAATTAAGTTATGAGACTTGTGTTCAGCAGGATTTTCACTCGTTGCCCAATCAACATAGTCTGGATCATGATGATAATTATCAATCGTACAGATATAAGTACCCTTTACATTACCATGATCCCTTGTATAACACTCAAAGTCCATTGAACCAATGAACTTCTTATCCACTGATACAACTCCATAGTCCATACAATTCCAGAACTGCAGGTTAGGTAGACTCATATCAGGTGTAGGAGTCTCAGGATCACTTACAAAGGCACTGATAGGCAGTTTATCATACATTGCCGCATACTCTGGTAAGTACGTCTCAAAATAAAAAGCACGCCCAGGAATCGATTTAACCGATACCCAGACGCCCTTTACGAATTCTCCATGACCGAATTGATGATCTGTTAGATACTCTTTACGTACCCACACTTCCACTGAAGGAAGATTTGCAATCAAACAGGACATAAAAAAATTAATAGATGTTCTATCTATTCAACCTCTTCCTTGTCCACGATAACGCTTTGGTTTAGGATTACCGGATGAAGAAGCATACTTTGTATGTTGCCCTGAACCCTGTCGAGTCTTCTTTGGTTGAGACTCAATCATCAAGTTACCAGTTAGACTCTTCTTAATCTTTGCCATAATTTGTTTTTTCGCGATTTTTTAATAAACGGGCGGGAATAACCCCACCCAGTATAACACACCATTAGCACATAAGCACTCATGATCCTTAGATCACGCGCATTTTTTCATGCCCCACACGAATCACAGGATCACACCAGATCTCATAACCTTTCTCGATTGCATCAAGACAGAAACTCACATCCTCTCCACACATATCTTGGACCTCTCCTGATTCAAACGTTTGCATCTTCGGAGCAAACCAAGGATATGGAAGACTCTCAAAGACTCCCTTCTTAACCAGAACCCATCCAAAACCTGTGTAATCAACAGTGAACGGTTTCTTACGCTTCGACATCGATTCACCAGTCTCATGGTTCATGACACCACCATTCGTTCTGAAATCTCCTTCCTCTAACCAGTGGGCAACACTTGTCGTGCGACCATCCTCAGTCATATACCACCCAGAAGCAATATCTTTCTCCATTGCTACAAGACGAAAGAACTTCTCTGTATCAAATACAATATCACTATCAATCCATAACTGATAATCATACTCTAACTTACCATCCCATGGTTTCTGTGATGGTCCCCTGAGAACATTCGCACCAAGACACTTGCATCTCGCAAAGTTCACCATTGAACTATAATCTTGACTAATCTGTATACTTGCTCCAGATTGTACTAAGTCAAAACAAAGTTGTACGAAGGACTTCAAAAATGCGTATGAACATCCCCTACCTGGTAAACAGAATACTACTGTCTTACCACGAATAATTTCTTTTGCTGCCTCTAGGTTAAACTCTTCTTTCTTTGGAGTCGGTGCAGCAGTCTTTACTGTAAATCCTTTAGCCATGCTCAACTGATAATTGATAATGTTATTATAGCACGAACACTCACTCAGGTCAACGTTCGTCCTTTGAATATTTAGAAGTCCTTTCAGTAATACTTTCAGTATTCCTCTGATAACCTTTCTAACAAATACGTTAATTCTTCCTTCGTGCTATGATCCCTTATTAACCCCTCGTCATTCTCTAATCTATATTCAAGTGCCTCTATCAGTAGTTCCCTCTCATAGGTCTCGATTGAAATGTTCATAGTAATAATACGCACCTTTCATTGGTATATATCCGGGGCGACTTTTACAGAGTCTTTTTTACCTGGGGGAATTTTTTTGCTTTGAGGGTTTTGGGGACTTGGAATACCCTCGGAAAATTTTTTGAATCTTGATATCTCTCTCGCGTTTTCGGTCCGTTGTAGGTTAGGGTCTCTATGCGTTTTTAGCTAAGGGGCGGGACGGGCACATAAAACGCCCCCAAATAACTGTCCCTAAGTAACACTAACTGTTTCGATAGCATTATAACATAGTGCCCCCACAGTTGTCAACACAAACCCTCAGCAGACTGCAACCGGTTGTTCAAACTTAGTGTTGTTGAAGTTAGCAACACTGAACTGCTTGCGATTGACCAATTTGTATACCTTACCCTCGTATGAGTAGACATAACCCTCAGCATCAATTCTATCTTGATTGATGTATGCTTCTGGACCGTTCAGAACTCTACACTGACTGAGGCATTCTTCCTTGATATACTGAACCAAACTGTAGAGGTGCATGAGTGTTACATTGTCGTTGAAGTCCTCGACTCGTAGTGCATAACCCTCACGCAGAGAACGATTCACATTGATGCGGATTTGTGCTGCTTCCTTATCAGTCACGAACTGCACAGTAGGTAACAACGACATCACTGCAGTCATCGCTGGAGGTAACTCAAACTGCTCGTCAAGTGAGCAATAAGAACCCGACCAAACATACGCACGAGGTGTTACGAACTTGCAGTAAACTGTGTCGGTGATAGTGAACTTCAGCGGGTGTGCGATTGCGTCCCTTAAATCACTCTCTGCTGTGTAGTAAGTATGAGGAGCAACGATAATCTCCTCATCTACAATATCATCGAATTTATATGTAATCGTGTTTGGGGTATACTCATCAGACCCGCCTAGACCTATGAAATCGCCTTGATATATGCCTCCGGTTCGTGGAAGATAATCAAAGCACTTATGGAGGATTGTAGCAACCTCTCCTGTGTGGTTCTTATCAATGTCCTGGTGTGATTCATTGATTTTGATCTTTACTTTGTTGAACACACTTTTGGTGCCTACAAAGAACTTTCCACTCGCAGGATTAACGCCCCAAACTATTGCTGGTGCTCCGTCCATCTTCACACTTAACGTGCCACGGTTTCTAATAGCGTCAAGGAAACTTAAGTCCCCTGTGAGTACAGAATCCTCTGGGTGTTCGATGTGAAGAATTGGAGTCATAATAGGATGAGAAGGAATAAGATAGTGTAGAAGTTCGAGTAGACTTTTGCCCACTCTTTCTTAGTTTTGATCATGCGAACACGTAACCGCTTTGGAATGACTCAACGATGAATTTTGACTGTCCATTGATTGCTCCGGCAAACTTACGGACGTACCAAGCGAAATCCTTTTGGAACACGCCCTCGCCAGCAATGCAGAACTCAGAACACAAGGCGTTGAGTCTGCTCTTGGTCGTGGTGCTCTGGAAACCGCCATCGAAGATCTTCATGCTGTCTTCGTCAACGATGGCGATGAGGTTGCCATGGAGACGGACCAATGACTCACCGGTCTCTTCGTTGAACGAAACTGTAGTGTTGCCGGATGACCAGTTCTGATTGCCCTGGATGGCAGCGTTCATTTGGGTTTCGATCTTACGCATGATTTGAGGTTGGTTGTTTGACTTGTTAATACAATACAGCATCTGAGGTGCTGTGCCTATTTCGTGTGCCTGTTCAGCGACCGGCACAAAGGTTCAGGATTCAGTTCCCAAAGCATGCATCATGGCAGTCAGCAACGAAATCCACTAATTCATCAGTGCAATCAAGTCCCCAACGCTCGCAGACCCAATCAACTGAAACCTCTAGGTCAGGCATCATCTCGACAAGGAAACGATCTAGGTCTGATGCGATCTCTTCCTTTAAGCGGTTCATATCGCTTTGCATGGCGTAGGTGCAAGGGTCGGTGTAGGTCTGCATTTGAGTAGTGTTGTTCATTCATCTACAATACAGCATTTTGAGGTTTGTGCCGTGTGCTTGTGCCACTTAGGGGATTGGTTGTTTTTGGGGGGTCTATGTAAATTTTTGTGGGGTTCTGATGTTTATAGTTGACTTATCGGTATTATGCGTGCTAAGACAACAAGACCTCGGACCATTTAAAAGGTTTGAGGAGACATAAGATCGATACTTTATAAGGTTTTAGATAGTATTAGCAAGGGGGATTAAATGATACTTTTCCACAGGATAACAGTCATTATTAACATTAAACACTAGGTTATCCACAGAGGTTGTGGAAAACAATAAAAAAGCAAAGTATATTTATAAAGGCATTTAAAAACGTTTTTTAAGTCTTTTTAGGTGTTTTACTAAGTATTAGTGCTTAGAGAGACTAGGTAGTTTGATAGTACCAACCTATTGCCTTATTAAGTGTAATCAACTGTTCATGTACCTTATTAATCTCATCTGATATTTCCTTCTCTTCTCCTAACATTGCCATGTAATCTACCTCTATCCAATCCGTTGTTTCTATCCCTCCTCCCTCTAACATTGGCGTATAGAATAGCGTTCCTTCACTATCAATAGTATATGCACATCCGTTCTGTTCTGATGTAAGAATGATGAGGTCAGTCATTGGAGAAAAGTGTTGAATAGTGATGGTTTAGTTGGTATTATCTAAGGTAAAGATATGATCCTGCCCAATCTGCTTTCTCTAGGCATTCTTCTCTTGATTGTATAATGTTTAGGTTATAACGTTCATGTTTAGCAGGTGCTTTAATTGATGCTGGTTTGTATACACTACCTGTCTTCTTATCAATGAATGCATGAATGCTATCTCTTGTCCCATTTCTATACATGAAGATCTTATGATAACGTCTTCCTGATGAGTCTAGGGCAAAACTATAATTTGACCCTGAACTATACTGTGAATCATAATTCTGTTGGAGTGCATCACATAGCATAAGACCATACTTAACAATGTTTAGACTGATTGTGTTTTGTGCATCTTTTTGTTTTGCGTAGTCTGCAAGTGAAAGAGTCATTTGTTCAGAAGTTTTTCGATGGATTGGTTACGCTCTTCAATTAGATTCACCATATTAGAATCTAGTAAATCAATCATTAGATTTGCACCTAGAATAGTGAATGCAACTAGGATAACAATTCTCATTTGATAAACCCATTAAACTTAAGATTGTCCAATGATGAAAGCATTTGATTCCCAGTCGTACAACGTGCAAGAATACTTAGAATCTGTTCTTTAGTCAGTGGAGTGCGTTTCATGAGTTGTGTTCCTTTGACTCTTTTAATATACACGGTTTTGGTGCCCTATGGGGAAATGGTGGACACCTTAGCAACTGGTTTCAACGGAGTGATGCAAGCAATGAATCAAGTTTAGAATCCATGCCAGGATCACTGAAACGCTCTGAATCGATCTCCTGTGCGATCTGGATCACGAACTGAGTCAAGTGATAAACAGAACCATCCTGACCGTCTTTTGTGTTGTCAAGATTCTCAAGAAGGCATGCTGTCATCATGATGCTGTCGCCAGTGTGCAAACTGTTCGGAAACTGCTTTTGAAATGCATCACGAACAGCAAGACGACTCTCGTTTTGCAAATAAGACTCAACAATGAAAATCACTTCCTCACGGGTGTAAGGTGCGCGACTGGCAGCACTACGAGCAGACAGAAAATAAGTTTGCTGACGTGTCGTGAGACGGTTATATGCTGTCTCACCGATGCGCTGACCCATGGCATAAGTCTTGCTTTTGCCCTTGGTGACGATGCTGAAAGGACGGATGACTTGGAATTTCATGTGAGGTGGGTTCCTTTGACTCTCTTAATATACATGGTTTTGATGCCCTGTGCCGCAATAGTGTACAGTTCCCCAACTGTCACACCAGAAACTCTTCAATGTAGTAATCTACGGTAACTTCATATTTTGATGCTTGTTCCTCTAATGCACCCTCAAATTCTTCTCTTATATCATTGCCCTCGTTGTTATCGTTACAGAAAAGATCAAGTGTGGTTGTGTTCATTTTACTTTTTGAATAGTTGAATCGTAATAGTTCATCATCTTACCATCTCTCTCTGATAAAAAGAGTAAGTAACATGTAAGTGCGACAATCATACATATCCCACTTAAAAGATATTGTGTGAATTTCATTCTACCTCTCCAAGTTCTGTATCAATAGCGTCCACAATTGACTGATGAATGCTATCATAGTCTTGCAGGTTGATTAACACTGACTGGCAAACTTCTTTGGGTTGTTGTACTTCATCACCC